CCATCAGTACCCTGCCTCCACCAGTAGACCGATCAGCACCCGTGCTGGGAGGATGGCGTACCACTCACCAGGGTCGGTAGTGCCACGCTTCTTGGCGATGACGGCCCCGGTATCTGCTTTGGCGTTCACCATCTCAGCTTCCAGTTCTTTGATCCAGCCAGCCAAATCCATTTTGGCGTGGTTCTTCACTTCGAACACGATGGGTCCGCACCCGGTGATGTCTCCTTTGTCGGCGGTGCCGTGCAATGCTCGACGTTCCGCGTACGGGAAACCATGCTCACGCAGGTATTTGACCACGGCTGTCTCGGCAGCGGTGCCTTTCGCCTTCGATTTAGACATGGCCAACATTGTCCTGAACCAACAACAACACCATCTTCAAGTCATCCACCTGGCGGCGAATCTCAATCACCTCGGCACGAATCTCCTCCAACGTGCGACCCATCGCCTGATGCTGCAACTGGTCAGCCTGATCCTTCAACCGGCGGTTTGACTCAATCGCGTTCAGTTCCATCCAACCCATCAGAACTGCTCCGGGCTGAACTCAACAATGTACGCATGACGCACCAAGTCACGAATCAACGTAGAACGCTTCACGCCACGGGCCTCGCACAGTTCCGCAATCTCCGCCAACTGGCGTGTCGTCATACGAATACCGACAATGTGAGATGACGCTTCCGATGCAGACGGGTCAACGGTTCTCTTGTTAGCCATGATCAGGCTCCCTTCATTTCCTTGAACGATGCCCGCAGACCGGCAAGGTCAGCTTCAATCAGCGGACGGTTTGCGTCGATGCCTGCGTGTGCGATGACATCAACAATGTTGAGACCGACGTTATCGCAGGCTGCCTTGAACTGGGCAATCTGTTCTTCGGTCAGTTCCTTTGTCGGGGATGCTTTCCCGGCGGGCTTTGCAGCGGGCTTAGCTGCGGGCCGTGGTGCTGGTGCCGGGGTGTGGTGGTCCAGGTCTTCCCATTCCTGCTTCGTCCACAGGCTGAGGCCGATACCGAAACGCATTGCCCCGTTGCGGAGCGCGTCACCGTACAGCACCTTGTCCAAGTCCATGCTGTTCGCTTTGGCTGTGCCGATAGCGAGACGTGCCTGCCCGAGCAGGGTCATCTCGAACCACATGGTGGCCATGTCGTTGACGATGTTGACTGCGGGGCGACCGTTCTCCCATGCGATGGGGACGAGTCGCCAGTGCGGGTCGACCTCGATGAGGATGCGGGTGATGTCAGCGTGACCCACGAAGGACAGGAAATTTCCGCCCTTGGGCAGTTTGCCGACGATCTTCGGGTCCGGCACCGCGTAGTTGTGCAGAACCTTCAACAGTTCTGCGGTTTCCTTGTTTTCCATTACTTGTCCCCTTTCAAAAGGAATGAGCGAGTCGTTGACTCTTTGATGAATTGCTTGGCCAGTTCCGGGTGTGCAACCTTGAACGCTTTGCTGTTGAAGGTTTCCCGTGTCTGTGTTTTCCAAGTCGCAACGGTTGTCCCGTTGAGAACTGCTGTGTCTGCGTCCCCGATCAGTTCGCAAATCTCTGCCTTGAGTTCTAGTTCCAATGCGCGGTACGAGTCAAGTTCGTTTCGCACATGACGGTAACGGTTGAACAGTTCGGCGTGTTCGGGGTCGATGCGTGTCGTCTTCTCCAACGACTGCTGGTAGCGGGTAGCGACCGTTTCGTACGACCACTTCACACCGTCCGGGACCATGCCCAGCTCGATGCTGTTCAGCCAGGTTTCCACCGCTGCGATGTGTTCGTCCATTTCTGCCTGGGTGACGTGCTGGACATGGATGTGCAGAATCATGGACGGGTCGAACACGGCCCACAGGATTTGGTTCACGTCAGCGCAGATGGCCTGCTGGATTCCTTGGATGCGCCAATAGTCCGGCAGACGACCTTCCCACTTGCGGGTGGTGGTCTTGATTTCCAGCACCTTGCGAACCAGTTGTGTGTTGCCGTCCTCGTCCTGCATTTCAGCCTCAAAGAAACCGTCCAGGGTGGACACCATTCGTGCGCCGTTGTCCGAATCGGCTGCGAACATTTCGTCCGGGGTGTCAAACTTCAGGTTCAGTTTGTCGCTTGCCCATTCCAACACGAACGGTTCGAGACGGTTGCCGCGTTCCATCGCAGGGTTCGGTGGGATCGGGGTTGGTGCGATGTCACCGAGCAGTTCAGCTGCGTATGCGTCACGCTTCACGAACGGATGCAACCCGTAGATCGCGGCGACTGCTGAGGCGGACACACGCTTGTTGCCGTGGTCGTCCCGGAACCTGATGTTCAGCCAGTCTTGGCCGCCGTGTTCCGGCTTGTTGATGCGATACCTGTGTAGAGCCATCGGCCCCCTCCTTCGTTGTACGGTTAGGTACGGTACAGGTTAAACAGGGGGTGTGTCAAGGTCAGGCACAGAGTTTTCTGTGACCGGCACAACCGTCATGGAACGAACCATCAAACTGGGGATGTGGAACGGGTGGATACCTTCCCCGTCGGTGATGGTTTGCCACACTGTGACGTGATCTTTCTTGCCTCCTGGCGTGTCAGCCGGTACGAGATAGCCGACCGTAGTGACGATGACCTCACCGTCGTCCTCGTAGTCGTCTAGCGGGAGCCATCCACCGTCCCCTGCGTGTGCGTCAGCCCAGCGTACGAGAACAACAGGGAAGCTTTCAGGCTTCTCGCTCATCTTGTTCTCCCTTGGTGCGACACACGGCACAGTATTGACCGTCGCCCACGGGCCATGAATTGCCACAGTCCGGGCAGGTCAACCAGTTCTTCGGGTCCATACCGGCATTGTAGACAACGAGTTATGCGACTCGCTGAGCCTTACGCAGCAAGGATTCCAACCGTTCAACAGCACGTATGAATTCGTCATGTTCGGTGGGGATCACCGTGGCTTTGACGAGGTACTTCAACAGGATTTGGATGTCTTGCTCGGTCATAGGAAGACCGAGAGTACCACCGTTATTTCGTTGTACTTTTCTTTCGAACCGTAGAACTTTGAGATTTCTTTTCGAGGTTTTCAAGACGTGATTCAATGCGGTCAATCGCGTCACGCAACGATGCACCACCGTTGTTAAACATATTCATTTCGACGAGGGTGACGGCCTTCTCAATCCGTGTTGCCCACTTCACCACCGGACGAACAACGAACTGCACCATCGCAGCCAATGCTGTCACAACGCCACCAGCTGTGATGATCCACTGTGCAAGATTCATTTTTCGATCCTTTTCACTTCGCTATAAACGAGACAAAGAAAAGCAGATACAGAAGCGCAGATGCCACAAAGAAACCCCAACGCCACGGCTGCATACTTCACGCAGGCTTCGGCAGTGCGCGCCACTTGGCTTCGAACGCATCTTGGTCTAGGTGTGCGGTGTCCGGCCCGACCTCTACATGGATCCAGCGACCCATCGGCGTTCCACCGTTATCCGATTCAGACCATTCCTTCCATCCGCGCCCGATTCTCCAGCCCCTACCCCACTTCTTGGCGGTGCCAGTCGGGTTGGAGACGGCGGAGTAATCGTGTACTTCCTCAATGTCCAAAGCCTTGACAACCTCAGGCGAGGTCAGCCATGCGATTGCCTGCTTCGCTGCGTCAATACCCTGACGATCGTACGAGAAGCCCAGGTCAACAGCCCTGCCCGTGCCGTGGACGCTCATCCACTTCTCAGCACCAGGCGAATCAACAGTCATACCCTTCGGAGCTGATCGCATCAGACGCACGTTCAGTGTCCCCAGGTTCTTGAAACCCCAACGGCGACCGCACAGAACCACGAACCGTTCCACAGCAGGCAGCTTTGCTGTGGCAACCTTGTCAAACCCGGTGTACTTGCTCATTCGTTGTCCTTTGGCTTTCGGCGGCACCGCTTCTTGTGCTTAGCGTACTCATCATAGTCATCAAAAAACAGGACTGTTTTAGCGTCTTCGGGGTAGTCCTCGTCGGTGAATTCGTAGTCGTCCGGGATGTCGTCCCATGACCCGAAATCTTCTATTGCGTCTGCGATAGCGATGAACAGGATTGACAGTTGGATGACGGGGTTCCCGTCCATGTCAAGTTCTTGACCGTCCAGTTGGGTCAGGTCGCCAGCCTCAAAGTCAATGTCGTCATGGGCGGGTCGTGCCGTCTTGTCGTAGTGTTGCACGATTTTGGCGAATTCGATGTAGTCGCCCATTGCCCGCTGGTATGCCTCGCGTTGCGGATCAGCATCCCAGTCGCCCACGGTTATTCCTCCAGGCCGAACGCCAACGCCACAAGCATCACAAACAAGGTAATACCGGACAGTACGAGGGCTTTGTTGAGGGTTTCGCCGGACAGCGTGATGAGGATAAACCCGGTGCCTGAAGCCCACATGAGGAGGGCGTAGAGGGCGGTCAGGTACTTCTTCACGGGGTCAGATTATCACTTGCGTCGCACCGCGACAGCGGCGATAGCGGAGATGGTGGTGATGACAATCAGGGCGCGACGGGTGGACACAGGGACCGTGGAACCGAGCGGGACGTAGGTGTCGGTTGCCCCGGAGAAGATGTCTACTTCTTCCTCGAACGCGGCCCGAACGGTGGGGGGTGCGTCTTGGACTGCGGCCACCAGTTCCACCAGCTGGTCATCGGTCAGGGTGTCCACATCGAGGGCATCAAAGATTTCGGTGGCTTGTTCAGCGGTGACGGTTGCCAGGACTTCGGGATTGGTGGCAAGGGCGGTGGCTTGTTCCGGGGTGACTGTCGGCGGAATTGGAACAGTCGTAGTAGTTTGTGCAACGGTTGTCGTTGTGGAGGTAGAAGATGTGGTGGTGGAAGTTGAAGATGTCGTGGTGGTTTGAACGACAGTCGTGGGCGGCACCGTTGAAGTTGTGGTGGTCACGACAGTCGTGGACGGTTCAACAGTTGTGGTCGTTGCTGGCAGTGTTGTCGTTGTCGGTGGCACTGTTGTCGTTGTTGTTGTGGTGGTCGTAGATGTTGTCGTGCTTGTCGTGGTGGTTGGAGTCTCCGTTGTTGTGGTTGACGGGAGGACTGATGTTGTTGTCGTGGATGATCCTGAAGTAGCCACCAAAGTTTGGCTGGATTCCAAGTCATAGTCAATGTTCCAGCCGTTGCCACCACCCCAACGGTTCGGATCACCGCAACAAATACCAGCCCGGAGACGGTACATACCAGGCTGAACCTGCACAGAAATGTACGACTGCAACCCGAACCAGTCATCGTTGGCGGTGATCAACTGGTTGTCCGCGTTGTAGAACCATAGATGCGGGTCTGACGGGTGGCCATCCACCATGTAGGTCCGGGCAGTGAACTGGGTTGGTTCCTCGAACGTGAACCAATAGTCCGTCACGTTGGTGACGCGGATTGTGTCAGCCTGTGCTTGTGATCCTGCCAACAGCAGGACCGCCCCTATCAGAAGTAACGCGACCCTAGAGAGCCGGGTCTTCAACGGGGGCTTCGGCTGTACCCTTCGCTTCGTTCACAGCAGCACGGGTTTCGGACTTCACACCGAACGCCTCGTCCACCTCGGCAGCACTCAAAGACCCGTCGAGAGATGCCTGCGCGAGCTTGGTGATGACGTTGGCGACAGCAGTGAAACCGGCAAGTGCGGCGGCGTACCACAACGGCATTGACTGGTCCGGGTTGATGGCGTTGATCACGGACGAACCGGTGATGATGCCAAGCGAGGACACCAGGAACAGGGCGATCATACGCCCGAGTACGTCCTTGGCGATCTTCAGTGACATCATGGGGGTTCCTCTGTTCTCCCCTGTCAGTCGTGCTTGATGATGTAATTTACCACAAGGTACGGCTGGTAGTAGGCGGTGCCGGAGCCTGAACCGCCACCTGTGGTGCCTGAAACCGTGTGTGTGTGCGACACATCGTGGCTGGAAATACTGATTCCCGTCGTCGCTGTAGCGGTGGATTCTGTATAGGCGGTATTGCCGAGATCGTCGTACAACGCACCCAGGTCATAGGAGGGACCGTCAAGACCGCGAGTTGCTGTTTCGCCGTTGATGGTGTGGCTATGCCCCGAGTCGGTGATGCTGTGGGACAGCGTTGCGTTGGCGGACATTGCCCCGGAGGTGGCGGAGAACGTGTGGGTGTGGGACGGCAAGTTGCCTTCAGCAATCGTGGTTGAACCACCCGTGCCGAGCAGAGTCAGGGTGGAGTTGTCACCGATCGGGAAACGCCCACGCATATCGGGGGTGGTCGAACCGACAATGGCGGCCAGGGCGGTGTACCCCGTCGTGGATGTACCGTCACACAGAAGCCACCCGGTCGGGGCAGACGCGCCACCCCACATGGCGATAGTGCCGACAGGGACAAGGAACGCTTGCAAAGCGGCAGCCAAGTCAGCCAACACAATCGTGCCGTCCGCAATCTTCGCAGATGTGACAGCCGAATCAGCGATACCTGCCGTGGCAACCTGACCCCACTCCGGGGCGGTAGCACCACTGTTCACCTTCAACACCTGAGCAGCCGTACCAATCGCCAACTGAGCAAAAGTAGACGCACCCTGATACACAATCCCACCCTGGTTCGCATACGTCGAAGTCAGCTCGTTCGCCTCGTCCGCGTCAACCGCAGTGAACACCGGGTAAATCGCACAACCAGCCGAATGGGACTGGTCAGTGGTGTCATCCACGCCACGGGTAATAGACGAAATGGTCGTACCCGAAATAGAACCGACAAGGATTTTCTCCTCGGACGACAAACCCGGGTCAACAACAGCGTAGAACGGACCCGAAGTAGGCCAACCCGTGGCAGACCCGATCACACACGAAGTCACCCCGGACGACAAACCACCTGCGATAGTCGTAGGGGTTGCGTTGCCCTTGTATTTTCTGCGTGTCTTAGCCATGACGCTCCTAGTCAGTAACGGTTCTCATCATAACAACTGCTGTGCCTTCCCACAGCCAGTCATAACTTGCCGAATCATGGGCTTGCCATTCGATGTCTTCCACAATCACCGAATACACGTCACCTTTTTCTTGGTAGGTGACAATGCGGGGGTTGGCAACAAGGTTGTCCAGCAGGTCCCGTTCCGCTTCAACATCCAGGTAATACTCTTTGCCGTTGTTCGGGCGGAGAACCGAGTGAAGCAGGACAGGGACGCTGATGATTCGGCTGCGGGTCGGGGCTGCGTAGGCGCGGGACATCCACCGGTTGAAAGTCGGGCCGACAAGAGCTGACTGGCGGGTCAAGGTGAGACGGTAACTGGTTTCAATGAACTTGTCTTCGGGGGCGAGGAAGGTGTGTTCGGTGTCGCCTGTGTCGTCGTGTGTTCCGATCCCTTCGTATGCGCCGCCGTCAAGACTGGTTTCTGCGGTGACGGACCCGGTGAGGGGCTGGACACGGATGTCGAACCTGGGGGCGAACTTGCGGTCCGGGATACCCCAACGGTAGATACCTGTTTCGATTGTGCCTGAAGTGACCAGGTTGGCGGAGTCTTCCGCGATCACACCGACACCGGAGATGGTGAACACGGCTTTGTCGTTGTAGATGACCAGGTTTTTCACGTCAGCAGTGGATGTGTACATCAGGTCGGTAGCGAACGCGGGGGTGTTCGCAGCGGTGTAGGACGACAGATCAAGACGGCCCAACCCACCCGACACACCGTCATAGTTTGACCAAGTGAACCAAGAGTATTTGTCGTTGGACGAAAACTTGTACACCGAGCCTGATGTCGGGATCAATGCCCCAGCAACCAGGTTTGAGTTGCTGTCGCTGGTGCAGTACCGAACACCTTTGTTGGTGCCGAGCAGGATGCCACCGAGGTAACCACTGATGGCAGACACAACTTCCCCGGTGGGCAGTTCCAAAGCGACGATACCTGCGTCAAGAACACCAGCGGATGTGATGGTGATCTTGTAGATGAGCGACTTCTTGCCTGAGTAGCCTGCGGCGTAGACAGCGTTCTGACCTGTGGCTACCCCAACCCAGGTGAACGTGAGGTCATCGGGGGTGATGTGGTCGGTTTTGGAACCACCGGACGAGATGGTTGCAAGCTTGTGGTTGTACGCGCCCCACATGAAGTTCTTGGCGAAACCCAACATATAGTAGTTGTCGTTGCTGTTGACATACTTTGTTCCGCTGATGACAGCAGGGTCAGCACTGGTGTCAATCCTGCGGACACCATCAGACGGGAACGCCAAATACACATCGTTGCCGTCCGTAGCCATCGCCTGACACGAACCACCAGGCTCACCAGTACACGCAGTCCAAGTAGCTGATGTAGAAAACGGGTTCGTGCTATAGAAAACATCACCGTTCAACGAGGCGTACACCCTGCCGTCCTGCACCACCATATGCGAAGCCGTCGCAGAAGACGACTTCGACAACAACGTACCGTTCAACAAAGTCAACTGGCCCTTCGTCCACGGATTCACACCCTTAGACTTGTAGAACCGGTAATCCTGTGCCGCCGCATCATCAGCGTATTTCTGCCCCGCACCAAAATGCCATGACATCTGCCCACGCCGCCACAACCCCTGCGGGTTAATAGCAGCCTCACCCGGTGCGGTCGAATTGTCCTGCGAGTCACGCACACGCGAATCAAACTGGCGAGTGAACCGACCCGACTTCGTATCAATCAAATACGGGCGACCATTGATAGCAACCGGGAAAATGTCCGGCACCAACGCAGTCGTACCAGTACCCGTATAAAACGACGGGCCACCCGTGTAGGCGGTACTGAAATCAATCAGACCCACGGATCAATCCTTTGTCAAAAAGGTGGGGTACTCACGCTTCAAACGAGCTGACTCAGCGGTGATACGGTCACGCCTCAAACGGATCAGGTTCTGCACAGAGTTCGTGACAGCCCCAGCCCCCACTTCCTCGGCACGGCGGGTGTCGCCCTGTGATTCGGTGAAGTTACGCTTGATTTCGCGGGGAGCCATCATACGAATCTGCACACCCAGGTTCACGATGTCCTCACAGGTGGCAGGCAAACCGGAATAATTCAACAGGTTTTGGGTTTCGTTTGTCAACGCAGTGAACGGGGCCTTGTAGACGATACGGAGCCGACCTTGACGGCAGCCCTGCTCGAACTTGAGGGCGTACCCGGACGAGAAATCATCGGTTGGGAGGTCACGAACCAGTTTCACCTTGCGGACCTGGAGGTACTCATCGGAGGTGTACCGCACGTGTACAGAAACAATGTCAATAATGTTCTGCACTTGGGCAAGGTTCAGGAATGTGTCTGACCCGTTGTAGTCCGCATCGAACGATTTGATTTGGAACAGGCCATGCATCGGGGATGACAGGTCAGCCAGTTCATCGTTCAAGGCTTCAAGGATTTGGGATCGGGGGAACTTCGGGTTCACCGTGATGATTGCCCCAGCGGTGTGGGTGGCGGCGGTGGTGCCGTTGAATCCGCGTTCCACTGTCACCGTCTTTGACCCGGTGTTGACAGCCCACACGTACATCATTTCGGAGTCAATTTCGAACACGGTTCCGGGACGCAAACCGTCAGGGTCGTAGGTGGTGACGACGCTGGTGGCGGTGGCAGTGATGTTGGCAGACAGCTTGTTCTTCTGTTCAACAGTTCCCGACAGCAGTTGCCTCAGGGTACGATTTATGACAGTCGCACCAGTAGACATTTACTTCTTCTTAGCCTTCTTCGCCTTACCAGCTTCAGACAATGCGATAGCAATCGCCTGCTTGCGGGACTTCACAACCGGGCCACCCTTGCCTGAGTGCAGGGTGCCAGTCTTGAATTCGTGCATGACCTTTTCGGTCTTGGACTTCTTCTTAGCGGCCATTACTTCTTCTTGGCCTTCTTCGGAGCAGCCTTCTTCTTGCCGTACTCCATCATCCGTTCCTTCGGACCTTCCATCTTTTCGTGCTTCTTGCCGTGCATCGACTTCTGAGCCTTCTTCATGGGGTTCTCCTTTAGGCGGGGCTACCCGAGACTATACCCCATACCATGCAAGGTTCGCCCGAAGCCGATCATCGCCAGGGTTCAACAGGGCTGCTTGTTCACCATAGGTTTTGGCTTCATGCCGATACCCCAAATGCCAGCTGGAGATAGCCGCCAAATCGTATGGGAGCCATCCCCATGCGTCGGCTTCACACAGATAATCCAACGGTTTCACGGTGATGAGCAGTGCAGCGTTGGCGTACTGGTAGCAAGCCTGCCACTGGGCATGGTCGTGATAGTGCTGGGCAAGAGCGACGAGGGTTTCCCGGCGGCACGGGTCTTGGAGGAGGGCGCGGTACAGGTCAATCAGGTTGCCGGACAGTTTGTGCAGCATCCTGTACGCCGCTGCTTTCTCGGGTGGCCATTTGCCGAGGAGGGTGGCAGACACCAAATGTTTGATGGCGGCTTGTTTGTCGTCCTGGTAGAAGTATTCGCGTCCGAGATAGAACTGGTTACGGGGATCGCTCGGGTCTTCTTTGACGGCCAATTCAAGCAGGGGCAGGTATTGGGCGCGTGACTTGGCGGGGTCGGGGTGGTGGTGGATTTCCAGTCCGGGAACAAATCCTTGGGTTTCGCCGTCTAACGGGGTGAGGACTTCGTGGACGGGGTGCCGCCAGGTGTAGTTGTCGCGGTGATGGATTTTGTCTCCGCCGTACACCAAGCCTTCTGTTCCGTCGGGGTTCCAGGACCACACGTATTTGTAGCGGGGTCGGGTGACGGTCGGGTTGTTGGTGAGGAAGGCTTCAAGGGCTTGTCTCCAGCCGGGTTGGAGTGTTTCGTCCATGTCTAGGGCGATGCAGTAATCGATCTCAGTAGGTAGCAGGGCAAGGGCAGTGTTCCGTGCAAGATCGAATCGCCACGGATCAAACGTGCGGACCTTGACGGCGACACCGTTGTCGATTGCCAGCGGCACTGTGTCGTCCGTTGATCCGGTGTCCAGGATGAACCGGTAGTCGGCTTCAGCGCAGCTGTCGGCCCAGCGTTGAACGAACTGTTCTTCGTTTTTTGCGATTGCGTAGACAGCAATTTTCATGTCCCCTCCTGGGTGTTGCTAGGCGAGCGGCTCAGACGCAGGACGAGCAAGCCATTCGGCGTATTCCTCGTCGGTCATTGGGCGCACCAGGTCATCAATTTGGATGTTGGGTCGTTCGGGGTTAGATGCTGTTTCTGTATCCATAGACACGGATTGTACCTCCAGTCAAAGTGCTTGGGGAATCCACATACAAAGTGAAATCTGTATAGGAAGTTGTGTTATTCAAAAACCCAATAAACTGACCAGCCCCGTTACCAGTTGTAACGCCCATATAACTGCCTGAAACAAATGTTTTATACGTTTTGTATGGGTTGTGTAGGTCAAAAGAAACAGCAACGGAATCGCTTGACATCCCACCAATGTATTTCCACGATGAATCATTTGTACTTGTTACACATTGAACAGTAGTAGAGCCATAAATCGTGTAAATAAGGTTGTAAGCATACCCCGTTGTGGTGGAACCAAGTTTTAATCTCATGTCGCCAAGACCGTTAGACACACCGTCGTTCCAGGTTATGCGATATGAATCGTAATTACTGCTGAAGACGTTGGTGAGGTTTGCGCTTGTCACACCTGAGCCGACCGTTTGTGTCTTGATTAGTTCCAGTCCTGGTGGGGTGTCTGCGTCGGTCAGCATCACCCAGCTTGATCCCTGATACACCAGGGTCTGCTTCGTGTCAGTCTCGTAAATCACCTGACCGTTATACGGGCTGGTCGGGCGTGTGGTGCTGGTGCAAACACCTGGACGCAAACCAGTGTTGTTATTAGAAATAGCCATCAGCCAGCAATCTCCATCACCGTAATTGTTGACGACGCACCAACAGTAGTATCCCCACGCCGATTCAAATAAATTGTTCCAACTCTCGTCCACCACCGCATTTTGTAAGTAAGCGAACTTGTTGACGCCGGAGAATCCAAATAGTTCGTTGACAGATTCACCGTTTGATACGTTTGATATCCAGCACCGTCATACGTAAATCTGTACACCATTGTTGCGTTGTTTGAACCACCCGAACCCTGACCAAGAATTGTGCTATCCCGATACAAACCATAATAAGTATCGTCGGCACTTCCATTTCCGCCCACTTCCATGTTGACCATCACAAACACTTTGCTGGTTGACGACTTGGGGGTAATTGAAACAGACAAGTTAGTTATGTCGGCCCAGGATGAACTACTTGTTGATGCTGTTTGAGCCGTCACCGTTGTTGACTGAACTTGCAGCACGGTCCCACTGGTCGCGGTAGTTGATGCGATGTACCGCCACGCAGACCCATTCCACAAAGCCATCATGTCCGTGTCGGTTTCGTAGATGCATTGACCTTCGTACGGTGATGCTGGCCGGGTCGAAGACGTACACACTCCCGGTTGGATCAAACGCGAAGCTGCAAGTTGCTGACTGATACCCATGTTTAGTTCCTGTACCCGTACACCCGAATCACGCCACCCGTCATAGTCCCTGCACCTGGAGTCAAAGTGAAATCAGTGTACGACGTTTCTACTGCGTGTCGCCCCGAATAGGTCCCAAATGCGCTACTGCTAAAGTTCCCTGCCGAATTGATAGTTGTTACCCGCGCCAAATAAGGACCAAATACATCAACATTCAACGAACAATAGTAAGGGTCGGCACCGCCTACATATCTGAAACTGCTTTGGTTGTTGTCATTTGCCCCGTAAACTGTTGTCCCCGTGTAATAGGCATAATTCAAAAAACCAAAATAATTAGCGGTTGACGACCCAAACTTCAACCCGATTTCGTTGCCAGCCGAACAATACCCACCATTCCACACAATTTTGTAGTTCTCCCAGTTTGCGCTGAACGCATTAGTCACCGTCACACTAGACACGGCCGACCCAATCGTCTGCGACTTAACCAGCACCAAACCAGGTGGCGTATACCCACCCAAACCCGACGAAATAGCCATCAGGCCGTCTGCCTCTCCCACCCGGTAACAGACACATTCACCTTAGAAGCCGTATCAGCATCCCCATACAACTTCTCACCCGCATTAAACACCAACGCCGTATCCAACACAATCGTGTCATTCGCCGCAATCGGCATCCGATACACAAAACAATTCCCGGCAGTCGTAGACGTAGCGTTAAACCCCAACGAAAACCAGCGGTCCACCGAATCCGTATTGCAAATAATGATCTGCTTCACAGTCCACTGATACCCGGTTGACACAGTAAACACAGTGGACGCACTACCGTCCGACACAGCAGTTGGCGTGGCAAGCATCTTCGGGAAAACATCATTGACAGCCATCAGAACTCCATCGTCATCATCGTGTAAGTCATAAGGTTAGTCGTCACCTGGGTTGGTGCCGCCGCACCCGTCGCACCAGTAGGACCAGTCGGCCCGGTAGGTCCGGTCACAGTCGAAGCAGCACCCGTGGCACCAGTCGGACCCGTCGGGCCTGTAGGACCGGTAGGTCCTGTCGGACCTGTTGCGCCAGTAGCCCCAGCCGCACCATTCGCACCAGCAGGACCCGTAGCACCCGTAGGACCAGTCGGACCCGTAGGACCAGTCGCACCATCCGACCCAACATAACCAGCAGGACCAGTCGCACCCGTAGGACCAGTCGGCCCAGTTACAGTGCTAGCAGCCCCAGTAGGACCAGTAGGCCCGGTAGGACCCACACCGCCAGTTGCCCCAGTCGATCCGGTAGGTCCAGTCGGACCAGTCGGTCCCGTAGCACCAACATTTCCTGTTGCGCCAGTTGGACCTGTCGGTCCAGTTGCGCCAACCGCGCCAGTTGCTCCCGTGGGACCTGTAGGTCCCGTTGCGCCCGTCGCTCCACTTGCTCCAGTAGGACCCACAGCTCCCGTAGGTCCTGTACTTCCCGTGGGTCCAGTTGGACCTGCACTGCCAGTAGGTCCTGTCGGACCTGTTGCTCCTGTTGCACCTGTAACCCCTATCGCACCGGTCGGCCCGGTTACACCTTGCGATCCCGTAGGACCCGTGGCCCCAACACTACCTGTCGGACCTGTAGGTCCTGCACTACCTGTTGGACCTGTCGCACCCGTCGGACCTGTCGGACCTGACGCACCCTGCGGACCAGCGTTACCAGTGCCAACAACAGTAACGGCAGTCCCAATCGACACCGCACTAACAGCAGGAACCAGCAACGCCCCCACCGTCTCCGAAGTACGAGTAACCGTAACCGTATAGGTTTCATTACCAGTCGTCCCCCTGTTAACCGTGATAAGAGTCGTTGCCACCGGGTGACCTACCTGGTCACATCAGCCAAAACGGTGACATTCCCCGACAGAATCGTCGTCACAACCCCGGACGCGGTTTCTTCCAAATCCCAATACGCGATACCGACCGGCAACGTAGCCGAATCAGTAGCAGACAACACACACGTCACCTGACCGTTCACTGCGGACGTGACAGTGCAAGTGAACGACGCTTTGATAGTGGTTGAATCCTGAGACGACCTGATCTGTGCGCGATAGGTACGACCCGTGATGTTGATAGCGGTTTCGCCGTCAGACGTGATAGTGACAACAAGCGTTTCCGTGTCTCCACGGGTGATTGTCAAATCCTGATCAGCGGGTTGAGCCATAGCCCTACCACTTTACCTTATTGGCCCAGTACGCGGCAGACATCTTCCCTTTGGCGATGTTCGCAGCGTGACGAGCTTTGAACGCTTTGTTGCGGGCGGTGCCATCCGGGGAACCCTGGACACCTTGCTGACCGAAACGAATCAACTTCACCTTGTCGCCTTCCTTGGCGAGAACAGCGTGTGACTTGCTGGCGTTCGGGGTCCGCTTCGGTTTGTTGTATCCCGCGAACTTTTCGCCTCGGTACTCGATCATGCTGTCTCCAATGCGTTCGAGGCTGATAGTACCTCAAAGACGTGTTCCGGTATTACATAACTATAACCAGGTTCCATTTTGTAGGTATCGTTTCCGATGGTGGCGTTGACCTTGCGCCGCACCCGCACAGAAAGTTCTACAGATGGGGTCACCCGGTCAGCATGATCAAGCATGACACCCGTGGGGACAGCAGCCAACAGTTTCTTGGTGGAGTGCTTCCACGCGAACCGTTCCGTTTTCGGGATGTTCAGTTCAGCTTCCTCCCGAATCGTGTCACGGTTCTTGTAGGCGAGCATCATCAACTCCTCCAACACCCCCTGATCCGGTTCATCCCACTCCCCAATCGTGTCCGCCCGGACCTTCGACACAGGCACCCGACCCCACGCACAATCCGCAAACTGCACCTGGCCCGTCGTCTCCGACACAATCGTCGGCACCCCCAACGCAATCGCCTGCAACGGCATCAACCCGAACCCCTCACCCCGGCTCGCAGCAATGAAACAATCCGCCTGGTTGAACCAGTCCCGCTGCTCCTCCAACGACATCCACTCACGGTGCAGCACCACATTCGGCGGAAAGCCCCCTTTCGGCGTGTCTGAGGCGTGTGGAGCCGCTTTGATATGCAAAACCGCGTCCGGCAATTTGAGAGCCTCAAAAGCCCTCACAACAACATCTAGGCCCTTCCTGCGCCACAGCGACCCGCCAGCATGGAACCTGAACGGACCGTCCACCACCCGGGGTTGGGGCCGCCAAAACTTGTGGTCCACCCCCAACGGCACCAACCGCACATCCTGATGATGCTGAGAGAACAGTTCAACGTTCTGTTCACACGGAACAAGAATCTGATCGTACTGCCCCAACCAGCGAACAAACCCAGGGTCCAACACCGTTGTTTCCCACATCGTGAACGACACCCGGTGCTGACCAGCCAGCCAACCCATACAAAAGTTTGGCACCGACATATGAACATTGACAGACCCTTGCGGATCCAACGTCACAGTCTTAGGCAACGCATCCTTGAACCCATGAAACATGGCCCCATAACCAAACAGTGGATCGGTGTAACCCGTCCACGACTGAACATTCACTCAGCAATACCCCGAGCAACCAGCTTGTCAACATCAACCCGGCCCTCAACCTGAGCAGCAGTCTCAGCCTTAGCCTCAACAGCAGCAGCCCCATCAATCCCGCGAGGCTGCAAACCGTTCTTCCTCAACCGCTTATAGGCAGGCATATCCTTATCCCAGTTCCGGGCAGTGCGTTCAGTCTCAGCCACCCGCGCACCCCGGGTCGTCGTCGAATTAGCACCAAACGACACCCCCGCAACACGACACCCGAAACAACCCTCCACATCCAGCGACGGATGCGTTTCCGCGTGTTTCATTCGATGTAATCCTCGTATCCAGCCTCAATCAAATCGGCTTCCTCAGCAGCAGTCAACGGATGGATATGCCCACCATGATAAATCTTGGCAACCGAATCCATGTTCCCCGGTTGATCCTCAGTGAACGTCCCGTCCGTCAACTTGTACACGTTCCGTCCACGGGGCCAGCCTCGCAGATACGAAAAAATGCCGCCACCGCTTCCATCGTCGAACCGTACAAACGGGTCTGTAGGAGGACGAAAATTCGCCATAACGAGAAGTATTAGTTACGGCTTCTTCTTCGGCTTCGGCTTCGGCTTCGGTGCGTCACCCATTGACTGAGCAGAAAGGATGCCGTTCTTCCACTGCAAAGACACCGTGTAACCAGCATCAGCAGCAGCCTGAGCCTTCTTCATCGTTTCCTTGTTCATAGACATCTGCTTAGAAACAGCCTGACGGTCAATCTTTGCGTTGGACGAACCGGAAGTCCCGCCCGTCATCGGCTTCTTCTTTGCGGCCATCATTTTCTCCTTACAGAACATTCGCCTAAAACCGACAATAACACAAAGCAAAACCCCCCGCCCGAAGGCAGGGGGTTCGCTCATCAATCCCGACTAGCGGGAATGGAATCAGTTGGTGCCGATGGACGACGCCGACTCAATGCGGCGCAGTGCTTCCTGGCGGAACACGCCGTAGCCCACGAAGTGCTTCCAACCCACAGGGCGGAAACGCTTGAGCAGGTCCGTGACCGTGCCGTACACGATGGTCGGCTGTGCGCCGTACTCACCGCCGAGGGACACACCCTTGGCGAGAGCCTGACGACCCATGATGAGGGTGCCGTAAGCATCAATCGTACCCGTGGAACCGCTGTTGTTGGAGGCGTTCGCAAACAGCGGAGCGCGTGACGACTCCATGAAGCGGACACCTTCAAACATTCCGATTTCACCGTTGTAGATTCCCGTCGGGTCAACGTAGTTAGCGGGCGTACGCCACGCTGCTGCGTCGGTTGCCGAACGGAAGTCGTACGAAACGTCAGGGTGAATGAAGCCGACGTACGAACCACCGATGGTCGGGACGTTGGCACCGCGCAACTGGGCAACCACACGGCGAACGTCGTTCGCTGCGAGGGTGTCATCCGAGTTGATGGTCGTACGGCTGGACGGGTCGGTTGCACCACCCGTTGCGTAAATCACGTTGTCGCCAGCCTGAAGGACGTTACGGCAGATGGTGTCGATCGACAGACCAGCGTTGTAACCGACAGCGTTCGCTGCCACGGGGTCCACGGGGAGGAACGACGACGCGCGCAACTTGGCGGTCGTGACCGTTGCGTTACCGTACTCAGCGAGGGTGACGGTGACCTGGCTATCGCTCATTGCGACGGGGGTCACATCCTCTGCCTCACCCAGTGCCGTGGTTGCGGCAGCGAGGTCTGCGAAGACGGTGAACTTGACGGACGCGCCAGGGTTGGTGGCGTTGGTTGCCTGGACATCTGCGAACTGGTCGTAGTACATCTCGGGGCGGAGTGCGAAGTACGCCAACTTCTCAAATGCCACCTGGTCGGTGGTGAGAGCGGACGTACCCGTTGTTGCTGCGTAGTAATCAGCCATTTTGGGTTTCCTTTACGGGTTGAGGTTTGTTTACAGTTCGCTCAGGTCGATGCCCTGAGCTTGTGCCTCTGCGTAAATCGACTCAATTTCCTGGGCGGACGACGCATCCTTGATTCGCTTGATCCACGACGGTCCTTCGGAGGCTGTCTCTGCGCCTGCGGCAATCCGGTTGGACTGCTGCCACGCCGACTTGTCTTCCTGCGGAATTGTCTGCTGGGGTGCAATCAGTTGTGCTTCTTCAGCTGCCTGTCGGATTGCTTCTGCGGAGAATTCGCCGTCGTAACCCTTGACGAAATACTTGAACTTCGGGTCGCTGGCGTTGATTCCAGCTTCCATGAAGGTCAGTTTCTTTTGGGCTTCGCTGGTCTGCTCAATCTGCTTGAGCAGTTCTGCGTTCTGCTTTTCCAACTGCTTGAGCCTTGCTCGGACTGGATCCTTGCGCGGTTCGGGCTGGTCGTCTTCCTCGTAGAAATCTTCTGCGAAATCTGACATTGGCACACTCCTTGTGTCCACACCAGGCTTGGAGGAAACCTGGTGGCTACTTGATTTACACCCCTGTTACAACTCATAGTCGGGGGACGCTATGAGAGTCCGGCCATCGGCCTCGACAGAAATTATTACATAACTATTTGCTGTTCGCTAGCATGATGCTAACTATTGCAAGCACCCTCACAGCAGTGTGCTTTGTAGCCGCAGGCGGGGCATCGCCATCGGCAGGCGACTGGATCAAATACGGCTTCGCAGTTTTCGCAGGTCATTGACCGACGGTGGTGAGACCTGTCGCGGATGCTTGACCCTGACCAGCAAATCCACCCCCGGTTTCAAACGCGGCCTGACGGCGACGACGACGCGCTTCGATGGCTTTACGGGCTTCAGCGTTGATGCCGAACGTGCCAGCAATCTGCTGTTCCTGGCTGACTGCCTGCTCCCCAACCATCTGCGCCTGGAACAGTTGTTCCTGCTGGCTGATTTGGGAGAACCCTGCCTGGGCCTGTTCTGCGGTGATACCAGCACGGGCAAGAGCCTCTGACTGTTGAACATCGAGCTGCATCTGTGCCTGCTGCTGGGCCTGCGCGGAAATCTGTGCAGCCCGGGCCTGACGTTCCGCCTCGTACCGGTCAAACAGGGGGCGGGCGCGTTGCGGGTCAATGAAGTAAGCGGCAAGGTCACCTTCGGTCGCCCCGTACAAACGCTGGAATTCTGCCACCACATTCTTCGGGGCGTTACGGACTGCCTGGTACCCCTGATCGATACGGGCAGCCACCTCGTCGGGGGAGGTGTCGGTCGCTATCCAGTTCTGAAAGTCAGTCGGGTCGTCATAGAATCCGGTGGGCATACCACGGGACTGGAGGGTGCGCTTGAAGTCAGCTTCCAAAGTCAAATACTGGGACACAGTGAACTGTTGCTGACCGCGCTGCTTCAAAAGTTCGTTTGCTGGGAAACGCTTCTTGAACGCGTCGGTGTCTTTCAACTTGATGCCGATGGTGTTGATGTCGTCGTCAGCAGAAATTGTCTGATCACGCCACGATGCGTCCACTTGGTCAAGAAACGCTTGATCAGTCAAACCGTAAAACTTTAGGGTGTTCTTGATGATGTCTACCGCTGAATCAGCCATTACATGACCCTCCCAAATGCCTGCGAAATTGTGTCAGCCAACTTCCGCGCTTCCTGCTTAGCGTTCTCTGTCTGATCCCAGTTGAACTGTTTATCAGTACGCAGAAGACGGTCCCACTCCCCGGTGGTCATCATCCGCTTCTTGCCTTCCTCACCATAGTTGTAGGCCGTCTCAAACTTGGCTTGGCTCATGTCAATCGTGGCAGGGTCAACTTCCAGGAGAGTCGCAGCGCGGGACTGGAACTGGGCGGCAAGGTCAGCCATTGAAAAACCCTGATCAATTAGATTTGACAGATGCCCGTACTTGGTCTTGGCCAGTTCGCGTTGCTGACGCACCACGTCATCCTGGGTCATCCCGCCGGTCAGAACACCAGCAATGGTCTTGTCTGATACCTGCGAGAAAAAGTCGGTGCCAATCTTGGCAACAGACAGATACGGAGTGGACTTCTTCACTCGCTCAACGGCAGTCGGGTTGACATACATACCGTTGTCGTCGGTTCGGAATGCTTCTTTGTACGCTTCCTGCTTGAGTGTGTCGCCCTTCCAACCCATGTTCATGGCTGTCGTCAGGAAAGCGTTGAACGGAACCGAGTCAAAACCGAGGTCACCGACAGCAGTCTTGATGTCCCGGACAATGTTGTTCGTCTTCAGTTCCTTAAAGAATGTGGTGCCATCAAGCTGGGCTGAGAACCTGGTCTGACTTTCTGTGGTTTTCCACGCCTCATTCTTGACCGCATCCTGCAACACCTTGCGAAGATCAGGATATTTCGCTGGGTCAATATCAAGAAGCCACGAACTAGCCGGGAACATCTCCCGGAACTTCGCTTCCCAATTTACCGGCACTTTCGCCTTGTCCAGTTTGCCGCCAGCAACAGTCCTACGACCAGTTCCCGACACCGGGGCCGTAGTGGTTCCACCCGTTGTCCCAGTCGGCTGAGTAGAAACAGGTTCTTTCGGCGCAGCAGCAGGCTGGCCAACCTTCCCTTTTGTCACAACAACATTCCCGAACGGGGCGACCCACACATCCGGACGATTAGCAGCGTTCACATTGACAGCATCAAGAGCTGGCAACACGCTTTGGACACCGTTCTCAGCAGTCTTAGGATTATCAACGACTTTCTTCAAATCGGTGATTTGCTTAGGGACAGTGAAATCCTTGTAGAATGTTTTTGTCTTGGCATCAAACTTATTGACACCAACCTCAGACACGTACGTCGAGAGAACAGACAGATATTCCGAAACCAGTTTCTTTCGGTCCTTTATAGCGGACTCTTCACGGCTGCTGAACTGCGGGTTCCCCTGGACTTCCGCTGTTGCTGCGTCAATCAAACGCTTCAAATCAATGAGCCTGCTAAGCGTTTTACTGCTTGTGTTTGCAGGTGCTGTCTGTTGGCTCGGAGTAGCAGCAGGTGTGGACGGCTTTGGCGCAACCGTTGTGGTTGGAGCCATCGTCGTGGTTGTTGTGGGCGCGACAGTGGTCGTAGTCGTCGGCGCAACACTTTGCGTCTGCGGGACATACGACCCGCCAGGGATACGACCTACACCGCCAAGTACACCACCCTGAACATTAGGCACAGTATTTGACGCTGGACGAGGCACAGCAGTCCCGGTAGGCGGTGACTGCGGGAACGTGTTCGTGTACGGTCCAACAGTTTCACGGGGACGAGGGACAGTAGAAGACGTAGTTGGCGAAGACGTTGACGTGCTACTAGGCGGCGACTTACGAGCAGGCTTCTTCTTCGTCTTATCAGTGTCTTTCTTTGCTGCCATCAGCCCAACGCCTTTATCTTCTTATCCATGATATTCGCCAACTGCAACGCACCCATCGCCGCTGCCTCATCCGGAGAAGCAGCCTCAACTGCCTGCAATGCGGCGGTCTGAACAGACGGGGCAGCAGCCCCGCCCATAGCCTCAACAACTTCAGCCTGGTTGTAGGACCGCACAAACTTTTCGACCTCAGCATCAGACAACTGGCGACCCAGCACCGACCCAGCGGCCTGCTTGAACACAGCCCTCAAATCCTGCTTCGGGGTCGTCCTTAAACGCGCAGAACCAGCAATCTTTGTTTTCACATTCGGATCAGCAGCCATCAAATTAACTGCAACATCAACAGTCACACCCTCAGCATTCGCATATCGCAACGCTTCCCGCATAGCAGACAAATCCTTGTTCGAGAAACCCGAACCCGGTTTGCTGTTCCCGTACAAGCCAACAGTTGCAAGACGGTTCAGAAAAATACCGCGCTCTGTTGGCGTCCCAAACTTTGCAATCTCGCTGTACGCTTCGTCTTCGCCGTACTGGGTACGCGCCAAAACACCCTGACTATTGACAAGCCCTTGTCCCACATAGCCTTGAGGCGTGTACTCGGTTTCAGTAGGAGCAACAACACCCTCAGCAACGCTGGTCACCTTACGAGGACGCAGCCGAACAGAAGGAGTCAAAGAATTACTTGACCCACTAGAAGTCAGCGGGGGAGGAACATCACCCACGGTGCCAGTCTGTGTTTCTTCAGCCATTCCTAATCCTCAATTTCAGCAGCCAACAGTCTGTCATAAATACGGGCGAACTCCGGCGTTTCCACCGTGATGGCCTTTGCGGTGTTCGCCAACCAGTCACGCAACGGGGCCGCCCGATCAGACGACAACGTAGACAAGCCAGCACTGGCAGCAGAACCCAATGCCGCATCACGCTTCGACAAGTACAGTTTCACGGCCTGAGCAACCTCATTGTCAACCAGCGACGGTTCGTTCACCATGCGGGTCAACTGCACAATTTTGGCGGGATACTCACCAGGGTTGAACTCTGCAACAACCGGGAACCCAGGGTATTCCTTGTTCAACTGGACACGCCACTGACGCAACCATGCTTTCTGCTGTGCAGACGGCTTCGCAGGAAGTTTGTCGCGCATTTCCCGGTACTGGGCAGAAGCAGCACGGTACTGAGCCAGCTCAACAATTTCCCGATCAGTCAAACGGCGGCGTTGCCCACTTTTCACCTGACGTGACCACACCTCAAACGAGAAGTTGTCCCCACCGGGAGCCATGAAACCTGCGACATCAGGGTATTTGTTGAACAGGCCACCGTTGTTGCGTTCCCAGTCCCCAAATTCTTCGGTTGCTTCAAGACCTCCAGCAACAGATTCGGTCTTGTTTGACAGGTACAACAGTGCGTCGTTGCCATAAATTTCCAGGAACCGTTGCACGGCAGTGTCGTAGTTGTCTGCCTGCAACTTTTGAAACTCTTTAACCAACTGGGTCGCGTACATATCCCCCGACGCAGTTTCAATCTTGAACTCAGGAGCAGGGCTAGTAGGACCAAAGAACTGCCCCAAAGCCCGCATCGCTGTAATAACACGGGCTTTGTTCCGGGCATCAGAATAAAGACGTTCCTGATCATTAAGGTCAGCCAAGTCGTATTCCCCGGACGATGACAACGCCCGCAAGGTTTCAATGTAGGTGTTGCCGTACACAGATTCAAGGTTTGATGTGTTGGCCTCAACGACCTGGTTCAAACGATCAACCCATTTAGGAACAATATCCAATCCTGTTTTGCGTCCATATGGCAACAAGGTTTTCACGATGAAGTCAGTCCGTGGGGTGTCGGGAATCAACTTGGACGCCGCAATTTGTGCAACAGGTCCAATTGATGGGACAACACCAAGACCAATTGACAACCGCTTCACAGGGGCCTGCAACGGGGTTTCAATACCAGTCAACAACTGGGCAATTTCGCCTGACAACGGGAAATTGAACGAATACTCCCCAGTCGTGGCATCCTTGTAAAAGAACCCTTGGCCGTCGCCGTCCGGGTCAAACTTTCTTGCACCATCAAAAATCAGTTGTGCGCGTCGAACCCTTGTCGGGTCTTCAAGAATTGCCCCGGCGTAGGTCCCCAACACTTCTTTCCATGCTGAACCAAACGGGATCACAACACGAAGAATGTCTTCCAGGTTATTACGCTCAGTAGCGTTGTACAAAAGGCTCTTGGTTTCACGAACCGCAACCGCTTTCGCGTACGCATCCAATTCGTCAACCGTCCCAGTCGCATCAGATGACGACCCAGCAACCTCACGAAGCTTGGCAAGAACATCCTTACCGCCGACATACCTGTCCGGGTTGATGCCATCATCCGCAGCAGAAGCAATCACACGATCAAGAATCTTCTGCGCCTCGACAGGAGCCAACTCATCCGCTGTCCCGAGAATCTCACGGAAATAGTATTGACGGAACACCGGCGACTTCTCCAAGATTTGTGTTCCACGCCCATACAAACCAACAAAGAACTTGTCAACAAAATAATCCATTGCTTCGCCAGCAGCACCGAACCTGCGCCCACCAGCTTGGCCAGCACCACGTTCTGCCCGCTTAACCTTCAAAGCAAGTTTCCCTTGGGTCCCCTTTATATCAATCAGTTCCCTCAACTGTGTCGAACCAAAACTTTCACCCAAAGTTGCAGGGGCAAACCGGGCGCGAGGGATATCAATGGCGACATCAGGGAAAATCGGCTGGATATCAAGAATTGTGTTGGTCACCATTTCACCCGTGAACGGATCCAACTGATTCCCAGCAGCATCAAAACGGTTGACAATCAAAGCCTGATTGTTGTTACCCAAGTCAATAATCGTTCCCGGGCGGGTGTCAACAATGTTGGACAAGTCATCAGCTTTGACACGCTCAATTGGTGCAATTACCCGCACCCCGTTTTCGGTGGTGATAAGCGGAACACGGTTGTAAGCAGCAACAACATTCAGATCCTTGTCAGCATTGACAATGTTCTGTACCTTGAACTGGGACAACTTGTTCACCCAAGACGCAACGAAATCATCCAATGCGCTTTCACCCAACTGGACAACAGCCTGACCCGTGCCTTCCGGGTCGGTTATCTTCAACCCAAGTTGGGCGTACTGATTCAAAGACTTAAGAATCTTTGCCTGTTCAGGTTGACGCAACCACTCAACAATAAGTTCCGTCTGCCTTTCCTGGGACACATTCATCAAAGAGAAACGGGCAATCTGACCCGTGACAACATCCGTGTTGATCTGAGCCAAGTTGTCCACATAACCAGTTGTGTGAGCATTTGCGTCCTGCGCCCGGTTCACCTCAGTCCAGTTACCGTTACGCAATTGGTTGACTTTTGCATCACGTGGCCGATCAAGGTTCTTGTAGGTGTCAAAAGTAAGTGCTTCTTGGAACTCTTGCTGGTTGGTTTCCCATTCATCAACTGTTTGACGGAGAACATCGTCAAACTTGTCGCCACGGATGTCCTCAAAACCCTTCTTGTTCATAACCCACAGAATGAAATCCTGCGGGTGACGGAACACGCCGGACATACCGTTCATGGCGATACGGGTCTGAGCATCAATCATGTTACGCATGATGTAGCCACCGGTCGCCAATGCCAGCGGTTTCCACAACTCGTTCTGTGCTGACTCAATAAGAGCAGACACCTTTTCCACTGGTTGCTTCGTGGAAACACGCGACAAAGCACCAGCAAACTTGCGGACAGTCCTGAAATCAGGAAGGATTGCTACTTCGTCAGCCAACTCGTTCAGCGCACCGGGACCAGTCAACACAAGACGATCCCATGTGTCAAAGCTGAACTGATTCAAAACCTCGTCAGGGATGTATTGGCGGAGGCTTTGCATGAAACCACCGTCGTCAGCCCAGCCGATACCATCAGAATTGAACACGCGAGCCTTGGCAAGTTCGGCATTTTTTGCGGCAACCATCCGCTTCCAAACATCTTCGGTGTTGCCGCGCTTACCGGCAGCTTTCACAGCAACCAGTTTCAGCACTTCATCAAACGCGGCCTGTGTTGACTGACGCGCTGCGCCAGGGTCAGACAACGAATAAGCAGAAACAACCTTCTCCATGACACCGCGATATTCGGTTGAGTCAACGCCGAACCCGATTCCCTTGAGGTAGTTACTGTAGTTCTTGATTGCTTGGGCCTTGTCAATACCTGACCCGTTGATCACAACCTGGCTTTTTGGCACCTGACTGAAGAACCGGTTGTTTCGAACAGAACGGAAAAGCGGAAGACGTTCTGTTTGTTCATCAAGCCATGTTGCACCCTTGACATCACGGATGTCTTTCGGCAGAAGAATCTCATCAGGGGAACCCTTCAACCGGGAAGATGCCATCCCGAGCAGACCGTGAACCTTGCCGACTTCATCTGCGTCAGCGAACTGGGCCGCGATATCAGGGCTAATGTTGTAGTTGAACTTTTCAAGGACGGCAAGAACCCGTTCTTCTTTTGTCAAGTCAGCGTTCTTGGCAATGTCAACAATTTGGTTTGTGACCCTGACAGCCCTTGCGTCACTTGTCACCCAGTTACCGAACTTTGATGCGTTGAACGCAATAGATTCAGCATCGTTCAACCCTGCCGCCCCACGGGACAGTTTCTCTGCCGCAATCAAAGCATCAGCACCAGTCAAACCCGGGATAACTGCTTTCGCTATGCGGGCCGCAGCAATAGGCTTACCGAACACCACTGTCGGGTCAGCACCCAACTGGACTGCCGCATCAAAAAAGCCCGACAAAACATTGTAAGGCTTTGATCCGGGAGTGAAAGCTAGTTGTGCCGCCCCACGACCGACAGTCCAAGCATGGCCGTTAATGGTCCCACGGAACCGTCGCGCCCTTTCAGCCTGTGATTCTGCTACCGCACCACCAACAAAAAACCCTGAACCAGCCCCGCCCGGATCATCAATCAAAGAACCAAGCTGGGTTGACTTAAACCAGCCATTCATCCCCTGCGGATCGTTTGACGAAAACACCTCAGCACCGACGTTCTGCGCCAAATCAGGAAGCAACTGCAAACCAGCAAATGTCCAACGTGTCACCGTCTTCGCCGGGTCACCAATAATCTTCGAAAACCAGCCACGATCCTGCGGCTTGTTCGGGTCATTGTCACGCGCATACTTCTGTGCCGCAACTTTCTTTGTTGCGTCAACAACCTGATTGGATGTCCCTGCCTTCGCCATAGACAGAATCACAGCAGGGGGAATATACGGTGCAGACTTGTAAATCTCTGCGACACGAACAGCAACATCAGGGGTTGCTGACTTCTTCAGTTTTTCAATTTCTGCCAACGTGTTGACAGCATCACTGTTCGAGCGTTCCTCATCAACAGGATCAAACGCCGAAAAAGGCATCAATACCCCTCACGAACATACGACTCCAACAGGTCAGCCAAATCATCAGACGGGTACGCCTGATACAACGCCCGCAACTCGTTCAACACCGGGTCATTGTCACGCGGAACAGCAAACGCGGTACTCGGTGTCGGTCCCGGACCGAACGACGCACCAGCCGTCACAGGCTCAGCGGGTCGCTCCGTAGGGCGATTAAACGCGCCAAGCTGACCAGGCTGAACCTGTGGGGCCTGCTGAACAGTATCGGTCGGCGCAGCAGCCATCGGCACCGCTTTCTGTGCAGCAATCTGCTTCCCAGCCTCACCATAAGTTTGTCCCTTCGCAGCAGACGCAGCAATCTTCTGTGCAGGGTTAGCCAAATCTGACCTGTTCGAATACTTCTTCGCAGCCATGATCAACCCAACCTGTTAGCAAGACTCAACACACCACCAGGGCTAGTCGGCTGCTGGGCGGAAGCAGCACCGCCACCACCCAACTGCGACAACAACCCGTCAATCCCAGCAGGCGGAGCAGCAGCAGGCTGTTCGGCACCCATCCCAGGCATCGCCAAACCAGGCATCGTCTCAGGCGCACCCGCCGGGGCAGGAGTAGCCTGACGTTCCTGCGCCCGCTTCTGTGCCGCCATGATCGCCTCAGAAAGCGTCATCTTGTTAGACTGCACCTGGCTAGCGATGTACGCCAAATCGTCCGGCTGGTACGGCCCATTCGGATCAGCAGCCTGTGTCTGAATCGACGACAGCAACGCAGCCTCGATACCTTCGGCAACGATACGGTCCTTTTCCAGTTCCGGGTCGGCAATCATCGGGTCTGCTTCACGGGCAGATTCCTTCGACATCAGCCCCGTACCGAGACGCTGACCCAACCCGACAATGAGGCTGTTCACATCAGAACCCGACGCGGAGTATGCGACATAGTGGAAGTCGGTTTCCCACAGTTTGTTCGGCGTGTAATCCTTGATTCCGCCGTTCATGCCAGGGATAAAGAACGACTTCGGGCTGGAACCCCAATACGCTTTCTCCATTGCGATAGCAATCTTG